GTCTTGATATGCATGGTGATACAAGCAGTACTTATCTTAAGCAATCATGGATTTTCTCTTTGGATGAAGTGGTACAAGATTCAAATGATACCTCAAAATACTATTTTGAAAAAAGCTCTCATACCGACGGAACTTCCTACACAGCAATAAACGGCTCTGATGCTTTGCTGACAGAAGGTGTTAAGAAATTTAATGCTCCTTTCTTTGGTGGTTCTGATGGATTGGACATTAGATACGTTGATCCGTTCTCAATAACTAACGGCCTTGCTTCTATACAAAGTGCAACCAAGCATTATGCTTATTATTCTGTGAAAAGAGCACTTGACATTGTAAAAGATCCAGATTTAATAAATTTTGACATAATTGCAATGCCCGGTCTCCTCAACAGCGCTCTAGCATTAGATTTGATTAGAGTAGCTGAGGAAAGAGGTGATGCTTTAGCCATCATTGACTTAGACGGTAGCTATAGAAAATCTTATGAAAATAGCGGAACTGAGGTTTTGGGTGATCACAAACAAGCAATAGCAAATGCTAAAGACAGAGACTATAACACAAGTTATGCTGCTACGTACTATCCACCAGTTAGAATAAGTGATAATGGTGGCTCTAACGACATTACCGTAGTGCATCCCTCTGTTGCTGCAATTGGCGCAATAGGGTATTCTGAGGCCAATAGTGATGGACCTTGGTTCGCCCCTGCTGGGTTTAATCGTGGTGGTATTAGTATATTGGGTGGAAATTCTGGCCCTCATGTTAGTGCAACTTTAGAACATCTTACAAAGAAAAACAGAGATGATCTTTACGAGAACAACATTAACCCAATCGCAAGATTCCCTGCTGTTGGTGAGATCGTTATTTTTGGCCAGAAAACATTACAACAAACTGCATCCGCTTTGGATCGAATTAATGTCCGTCGTTTAATGATTTATTTGAAAAAGAAAATTGGAAGAATCGCAGATACCATCTTGTTTGACCAAAATATTAACAATACTTGGAACCGATTCAAATCACAAGCAGACGCTGTATTGGGTGATGTTAGATCAAGATTCGGAATCACAGAGTATAAATTGGTTTTAGATGAGTCCACAACCACCGCAGACTTGGTGGATAGAAACATAATGTATGCTAAGGTTTTTGTTAAACCTGCTAGAGCAATCGAGTTTATAGTTATTGACTTTGTTATAACTAAGAGCGGCATAGAATTATAGAGCAAACTACTTATTGTAAAAGGAGAAATTAATTATGGCTTTTTGGTCTTCACATGAATCGGCACCTATGAGGAATTACCGATGGCAACTACAAATTAAAGGTATGGAACATGACGGCGACGATATCGTTTGGTGGGCAAAAACTGTTAATGTACCTTCATGGGATATGAATGAAGTTGAACATGATTATTTTGATAACAAGTTTTATTTTCCCGGTCGTGTAACTTGGCAAGATGTTGAAGTCACGTTGGTTGATCCTGTTTCCCCGTCTGCTGTTGATAAAACAAATGCTATGCTAGTTGGTTCTGGTTATGAAATAGCAACAGCGCACGGCGCAAAGAAAACAATTTCAAAATCAAAAGCCGCAGATCCTGCTGGACATGGTGTTGGCATGTTTGTATTAACCCTTTATGATGCTGAAGGTGTTGAAAAAGAAACATGGACACTTAACAATGCTTTTGTAAAAGCTGCCAAGTATGGTGACATGGATTATTCAAATGATGATCTAAGACAGATCAGTTTGACCATTAAATACGACTGGGCATCTTGCAAGGTCAATAATATAGATTACTTCGCAAAGTCTTCTTAATCAAGAGTTATAAATGACATTTTGGAATTCACATAGTATAGAACCATTGCGCAAGCGATCATTTACCATTACATTTCCGGATGTTAAAGATTTTGTATTTTTAGCAAAGTCTGTCAATAAACCAACCGTAGAAACAGAAGTCAATGAATACAGATTAATTAATCAAATAGTTAAATTTCCAACCACTCCAAAGTGGAATGATATAACAATAAAATTTGTTGATACAAAAGCAAAGCGAATATCCGATAAACTATATAACATTTTTTTTAAATCCACTAAAGACCCAAAGGGATGGACTTATCCAGATGGTTGCCCAACAGCAATCGCAAAAAACAAAAAATGGGTAATTGATATCCATCAACACGGCTCAGATGGTAAAGTAGTTTCTGAATGGCATTTAAAAGGGGCCATTATAAAATCAATTAATTTTGGTGATAATGACTATTCCTCAGATGATTTTGTGGAAGTGGAAATAGCTTTAGCATATGATTATGCTTCTTTAACCGGCCCGAGTGGAAAGTCCAATAAGGGCGGTCAAAATAAAGGCGGTGGTGGTTCTGGGCGAACGGGAGAAAATGATATCGAGGATCCGTAAGACAAAAACTAAATTTAAAGAGAGGTGATAATTGTCAAGAAATGATACTAATAGGGTAGGTGCCCCTCCCGCAAGCGCGGAAGCACCAATAACACAAATGCAAAATGAAAACACATTTGATCCATTAAGTTTTGTCGCACCAACAGACTTTGTTGAGTTGCCATCCAAAGGACTTTGCTATCCAGAGGAACATCCTTTGTGCAACAAAGAAACAATTGAGATTAAGTTTATGACAGCAAAGGAAGAAGATATTTTGTCTTCTCGAACGCTATTGAAGAAAGGTATTGCAATTGAGCGGTTTATTCAGAGCGTAATTGTGGATCGCAAAATTAAAGCCAAAGATCTTTTGGTTGGTGACCGAAATGCAATTTTAATTGCAGCAAGGACATCAGGATATGGAAATATTTATGAAACACAAGTTATTTGTCCATCTTGTGGAGATAGATCACAATTTACTTTTGATCTCAACAACAAAAAAGTAACAGAAACAGAAGAAAATGAAGATGTTACAAGTTTAGGAAATGGAACATTTAACATCAAAATGCCATATTCAAAGTTTAACATAGTATTTAAGATGTTGGACGGTGCAGATGAAGCGTATTTAACTGCCGCCGCTACAACAAAGAAAAAAACAAACAAAATTGATTCTGTTTTGTCGGAACAATATTTTAGAATGATTGTTTCGATTGAAGGGCATAATGACCGACCAATTGTCAGAAGATACGTTGAAAATATGCCTACATTAGATTCAAGACACTTACGCAAGTGTTATAAATCTGTCTCTCCTGATGTTAATATAAAGGAAGACTTTGAATGCCCCTCCTGCGGCCATGAGCAAGAGATGGAGGTGCCGTTCGGAGCGGACTTTTTTTGGCCTGACCGATAAATACATGGAAAATGTTTATGAGCAATTTTTTATGCTCAAACACCATGGCGGTTGGTCTTTTATAGAAATGTACAACCTACCAGTTGGATTAAGACATTGGTGGATTAAAAGATTAGAGAAACAGTTCAAAGAAGAAAATGATGCTATGAAGAAAGCATCCAAAAGTCGTTAGAGTGCCCGTGAGGGCATTTTTTTATTAAAACTATTTATTGTAAACGGAGGGTTTGATTTAATGGTTATCGTTGATTTAACAAAAAAGAATAATATACTGAATGAGAGCGTTTTGAGAATGATTGGGTCTTGGACCAAATCAATCCTGAAGCATATGTATGGTAAAGATACCAAAATGGTTGGTAATGTAAGTTTAGGTGATTTGCAAAATTTAATTAAAGAAGAAGGCGATGAACAACAGCCGAATTTTATAATTAGAGGAAAATATCGTGATGTCAAGGCATATGCCTCGGCCATTGTGAGAGAAAAAGAATATTTGGATGCTTATTCTGAATATGGCAAGGACCATCCACAAACCGCAAAGGCAAGAGCTAATCTAAGGCCGGCAGTTGCTGAGTTTGAGGGAGCGACAGGTATAAAGTGGCCTTTCGCCGATGAGGACTAAATAAATGTCTAAAACGCCCGATGAAATGACCCTTGATGAAGCAATCGCGAGAGTTAAGGTACTAGAAGAAGAGAAAAAGATTCGTGAAGAGTTAAAAAAGCTGTCCTTAGACGAAAAGAGACACGAAGCGGAAATTGCCGCTCTCAAAGGCGATGCCATGGAGCAAATGAAAGCTCAGTTGTCGATGATCAAAGAGTTGAATGAGATCGAGAGAGACATGGCGGCAGCAACCGGCAAAGAAAAAGAAGAGCTATTAGAAAGGCAGAAAGCCCAACTGGTGGCTCTCGATAACCTTGGTATTACAACAGAAAACCTAACAGAAAAAACAAAAGAATTAGAAGCAGCAACAAGCAAAATGGCCCAAGAAGGCGATAAGGCAGGTCAAAAGTTTTTTGGCGGTATTGCTTCCAAAATGGGTTTAGCTTCAAAGGCCGGAGATAATTGGATTTCAAAAATGCAAGTTATGGGTAAAAACATGAAAGACCCAGAACACAAAAAAGCCTTTGTAAGGCAATTTAGACAAATCTTTACCGTTCAAAATATGGTAGCTTCTGCTACCATGGCAATTATCCAAGCTTCAATAGCAATGGCAATGCAAGCAGACAAAGTAACCGCAGCGTTTGCCAAACAAACAGGTACTGGTACTACCCATCGGCATGCAATTGCCACTTTAGGTAAAGAATATGCTGAACTGGGCGTGACACAAGAAGACGCAGCCAAGGCAATTGGTTCCTTATTTGATAAAATGCCGGGCTACACTCAAATGGCCGGAGACCAACAGAGACAATTTGAAAGATTAACCGTAACATTAGATAAATTAGGCGTTGCAACAGAAGATTCTGCTGCTCTGATGTCTGATTTAATGAAAGGACAGAAGATGAGCGCAGAAATGGCAAGACAACAGACACAAGACCTTGCTATGATGGCAGAATCTCTCCAAATGAGAGCAGGCGAGTTTGTAAAAGGATTTCGCGAAGCACAAAAAGTGTTGGCCCCTTATGGAAGAAAAGCAATCAAAGTGTTTAAAAACATTGCATCTGCGGCACAAGCAGCAGGAACATCAACATCTGCCCTTTTGGATATGGCAGGCAAATTTGATACGTTTGGCGATTCAGCGGAGACCGCAGGTAAGTTGAATGCTATTT